CACCTACCAGCAGGGCGGAGCCGTCACCCTCGATCTGACGATGATCTACGGCGACGAACCGGACCTCTCGACGAGCATAACGCCGTCGAACGTCCAGAAGCCCACTGACAGCGACGTTGTCGCCTTCCATGGCTTCGATGTCAGCGTCGACGGGGCGACAGTCACGAAGCTCCAGAACGCGACGCTGCAGTTGTCGCCGAACGCTCGCTTCCATCGTGGGAACGGTCGCCATCCCGTCGACGCCGTCATCGGTGACGTCACTCCGACGCTCTCGACGACAGGCATCTACAGTGGCCCCGAAGAAATCGAGCGGGCGTACGGGTCGACTGGAGCGACGACACCCGCCGACCGTCTCGACGCAGTCAACGGGACGGTCACGACCACGAACGGCTCGGGGACGACCGACACGTACAATCTGACCGGTCTGAAGCCGCAGGGGTACAACTGGCAGGACCTCATCGCAGCGGACACGGACCTGACTGACCCGGTGACGTACAACATCAACGACGTGACGGTGGCCTAATCATGCCGCTTCGAACCAAACGCTACAACTTCACCGACGAGATCGACCGCATCGCAGACGAAATTGCCGACCTCCAAGCCCGGCTTGACGACCTCGACGAGGCTGACGGAGACACGGACCAGGCCATCAAGACGGTCCGGGGACAAATCACTTGGCTCGAAGCCCAGCAGCGAGGCGCTCGCTGGGCGCGCGACGAGGCACACCTCTCGGCCGACGAGGGCGGGGTTGTCTCGTGGGACCATCAGGTCGACAGCGTCGAACTTGCCGGGCTGACCGGCGGCGAGCTCGCCCGCGTCTCCAAAGAGGTCACCGACCCGATTCCTGCTGTCCGGCGCATCCACATGGTCGCTTTGGGGACCGAGGACGCACCGTTCCACGACGAAACAGCCCCCTACGGCGACCGCGTCGCCACGGTTGGTGACCTCCCGGCGGCGTACATCAAGTGGGCGTACGGCCGCGTCGACGACCTCTCAACAGTGGGAAACAGCGGCGGGACCGCCTCCAAGCACTCGCCCACGGCGACGCGGTCCCAGACGTCGACGAACAACTGATTGCTGACTATCGTATCGGCCTCGCGATGGTTCACGGCCACTCCCCGGAGCAAGCCCGCGAGTACTCGATGCGCGACCTCGAACTGATGGAGATCGTGAGCAACGCAACCGGAGGGCTGCTAAATGGCTGAAGACCAGGAGTTCGGAGCGGGTGCGACCCTCGCCGTCGAGGTCGACCGGCAGTCACTCCGCCACACTCGTGAGGTCATCCAAGATGGTATCGGCGACGTTGAGGTCGCAGTCCGGCCGGGTGCAATGTCGCCCAGCGTTCGGATGGATGGCGGTACGGCGTCTGCTGGTGGCGGTGACGCGACTCTGTCGATGCTTGCCGACGAGGTCCAACGCCACGGCGAGCGCCGGTCGAAAGAGGCTGCGCTCGGTCGTCAGTTACAGTCCAGCCAGCTCGAAGTCCAGAAGGCCATCTGGGAGACGCTCGACGATATCGCCCATGACGTCGACGGCCTCGAAGGAGGTGGTATCCTCGGTGGCGGTATCGCCGATCTCTTCCTCGAGGGCGGCGCAGGTGCTGCTGGCGAGGTCGTCGGTGAGCTGGCGGGCGAGCTGCCGGACACCCTCGGCGACGTGTTAGGGACGGCTGCCGGGGAGGTCCTCGGGCGAGCTGTCAGCGACTTGCTCCCGACGGGTGATGCGTCTAGCGTGTCGGTCGAAGAGCCCGAGTGGACGCCGCTGCAGGTCGAGACTCCCGGCGACGTCGGCGTCGACCAACCACAGTGGGGAGTCGAGGTTGAAAAGCCAGGGTGGAAAATATCGGTTGAAGAGCCGCCTGGGAATGAACCTGCACCGCATGACCGCGGGATAAACCCTGATCCACTCCTCGACCCGATTTCCAACCTCTTCGACGATAACGAGTTGCAAATTCCCAAGCCGGACTGGATTCCAATCTCGGTGGATGACCCGTCGCCACTTTCCGTCGAGGAGGTCGACCCACTTCAGGTCGAAGAAATCGAGCCGATTAGCGTATCGGTTAGCGTCTCAACGACACCCGGCGATACATCGTCGACGACCGATCCGTCCCAAGATGGAGAGATGGTCGCCGTCGACACCGGGACGCTTAGGGCAGGCCCAGAAGGTGCTGGAATCAACTTCACCGGGCCGTCTGTCAACAGTGACGGCGAACTCGACCTCGGCCGGTACAACATCGGCGGCGATAATGGCATCTCCTACGATGGCGCGCGTGTCCGAAACGTCCCACGGAACAGTTCGTCGCCATCGACAGCATCGTCGGAACCAGAAACGGTCAACAAAGAGACGACCGTTGACGTGACGATTGAGCAAGGGGATATCACCGTCGAAGCATCCTCGATTGACAAACTCCAGCGCAAAATGGAACGGAGAAGCCAGAAGCAAGTCGATGACGCGATTAACGAGCTCCGGCGGAAGCTCTCGCTGTAGTCACTTATGCAGCAACCTCAACCGCCCGGCGATGAGGCCGAGAAGGGCACCCGTGAAGTGAGTGTATAAAGCACTACCGGGGGCACTGTAACTCGAAGTTAGAAGTGCTGAAGCTCCTAATAATGCGAGTATACCCAACCACATCGGCAGCCCAAGGCGGTCCAATACGTACTTCGAGAAGAGGTTAGAGGCTAGCACGTACCCCATTAATCCGAAGGTTGCACCACTTGACCCAAGTGTCCCTGCGATCACGTACCCGCGGAAGGACATCGAAACGATCTGCACGGACCCAGCAACGACGCCTGTCACCAGAAAAAATAGGTGAAATCTGAGGGGTGTAGACGCCAGAGCGACGATACTACCAAATATCAACACCATCACTGCATTGCTTGCTAAGTGCCCTAGGCCTGCATGGGCGTAGATACTCGTCACGAGCGTCCATGGGTTGTCAGCCAACGGCGCACTTAGGACGAAGAACTCTCGTCTGAGTCCGAATGGCGTAGAGGCCCACGTCGCGACCGAGACGACGACCATTACGGCGAGCGTCTGTACGACCGGATTCCTCAGTACTGCACCGACGAGCGTCTCGTCCGCCCCCGGATGAGACTCCTCAAACCCGCTCCACTCTCCTGACATATTCTGAAACTGTCTCCTCCGACGAAATAAGCGTAGCCCCGCAACCGACTACGATTTTTCAGTACCCAACCACAATCATGACCACACGACTCACCGGCTGCGTCCTCGAAATCGACGCAAACCTCGGTGGACAAGAGCGCACAGGAGTATTCGAACTCGCCAAAGACTACGGCTGTGTCAGCGGAATCATCCGCGAATTCATCATCGGCCCAACTGGCGAGATTGGGGCCAGACTCGTCGGCAAGCTCGATGAGGAATTCGACACAGATGCGCTCGATGGGACCGGGAAAAACCGACGAGCGTTCGTCGTCGACGCCGGCGGAGGGACGCGCTCGTACGAGATCACCTGCACACTCTCAGAGACGCCATTCGGCGACCGGGGACACTTGCAGATGGGCACCACGGGGTCGCAGTCAGAGCTGACAAAGTTCGACGCGACCGGTGCGGGACCGAAAGACCAGGGAGATGTATTTTCGAAGTTCGCGACCGAGGCGACCACCGACTCGCTCAACCCCGCACGCCTTCATATCGGTCATCACCACGACGGCACGTACACAGTAGATAGCGAGCCGGGGCTGTACGAAGAGCCGCGACGCGTCTATCTCCCAGAGGGTCCTCGAATCACCGAATCGGAGGACACACCCTCGACCGTTGAAGTGCAGTTCACGTGCGTTCTGGCGGGGTCGTTCGAACGAGCACTCGATAGCGTCATCCAGGAGGAGTTCTGATGCGACGGAAGCTCTACACTTTGGCCACTCGCGATGAGGTGACACTCGCGCTGGGCAGTGAGTCGCGGCGAAACACGGCCGCCCAGTCGGCACTCTCGGGCGGTGTCTCAGTCTCCAAACCGGTATCGCTCGACCCGGGTCAGATACGATTCGAGTTCCTCGTCGCCGGCGACGGTGCAGACCGTGTCGCGTCGCAGTTCGAGGAGTTGCTGAACTCCGATTACCAGTACGTTCCGTTCTTCGGCGTCGGTGAACAGACTGACTTCGACGGTTACTACGTCATGAAATCGGGCTCGACGAAGCCACTTGACGCACAGTCGTCGGGGTCGATCCATCGCGTCGACAGTGTTCTCGAGAACGCCGGAACGCGACGGTCGCACTTCCGTTCGGCTGCACTCAACACTCAAGACGTTGACAACGACTTCGGGACTGGCACAGCGGCCGAGGTAGCCGTCCCGTCGGCCGCTTCACTCGTCCGGTGGTTCGACCCTGCATCCAACGTGGTCACCACGGCGGATTCGACGGCGACTCGACAGACACAGTTCGACCCGGTGGACGTCTTCGACGCCACGGCCGCGCCGACCACGCAGTCGGAACTCATCTACGACCTGCCGTTCGACGAGGTCGGAAAGACGGACGTCCGGGTGTGGGACTCGCGAGGCACGACGAAGGTCTCTGCAGAGGGGACGGGCAATACCATCGGCGTCGATTTCACGATCGGGAGCGCGACCATCGGCCAGCAGCAGCGGGTCGTCCAGTGGCAGCGCGTATTCGTCGAGAACCACGAGTTCGTGGGTGACATCGTCATCGAGAACGGCCTCCTTCGTCTCACGCTCGACGACATCAACCAGACAATCGCCGCCGAGGAGTGGGACGACACCAACGAGGCATGGAACCCGGTCTCGCTGGGCTCATCGTCCTGGACGCTCGTCGACGTCGACCTCACCCACGTCGGCCCAGTCGCCGTCGAGGCGCAGCTCCTCTTTGAGGACTCCGGGAGTTACCAGGCACTCGATATGCGCCTGTCGAGAGGTTCGACGGACGCGCTGTTCGCGACGCCGGCCAACGAGACGGCGCCGTCGACCGGTCTCAAGGACTTGCTATCGCCCATCGCGTTGACGAGCGATAAGACGGCGATGGAGTCACTCGGGCTCCGCAAACGGAGGGATGTGCGCCGATGAGTGCCGCTGCAGGCCGCGTTCCTTCCTCGGGATGGTACGTCGAAATCGTGCATCCCGATGGAAACGTCCTCTCGCCACAGGTCGACGATGGGGCAACACCACGGCCGAAACTCAAGGGGCTTCCAAAGGTCGAGTTACCGGTCGATCGCGACGACAAGTGGCTCGACGACGCCTTCGACCGCGCGACTATCCGGGTGTGGCAGGACGGCACGCGCGTCCCTGTCGAGACACTCATCGACCGGACACACCGCGATGACTCGACGGTCCTCACCGCCCGTGGGGGCGACGAGCTCACCAAACGTATCGAGCGCAACGTCGTCGAGCAGGAGTCCCACACGTTCGTCGGGAACCTCGTGAGCTCGGAGACATCGCTTGCGACGCACGTCGACACGCCGATCAACACGACGATTGTTAATTCACCGCTGCTGTCAGCCGATACGTCGACGGAACTCACGGACGCACTTCAGGAGGCCATTGCACCAACTGACCCCATCGAGGCGTCGGGTAGCGAAATCCGGTTGCTGGACTCGTGCTGGGTGTTTGAGGGAGAGGATTCGATTATCACCGGCGAATTCAGCGATGCCAGCTATTCTGGCGGAAAAGCGACTGGGATAGACTCTGGCATCTCATCAGCGGGTGACAAAGGCACGTGGTCGTTTACGCCCGAATACGATGTCCCAGCGAGCGCGGTCGCAGTCAATATCCGTGCGGACTTCCGCGACGGCGACGGTACAGGAACAGTCGAGCCTCCGGAATTCGAGATTCGACTGAACGGAAGTGTCCTCTTCAATGGTCAGTTCCTGACGTCGACGACGGGGATAGAGTGGAACGATTTTTCGACAGATAACGAGTACAACGGCCCAGACCTCCAAGCTGGGAGCGAGTATACGCTCACGATCGAAGTCACAGACGGCACAGTCGGCGACGCTGACGACCGCATCAATTTCGACGTACCAGTGGTCTACGATAATCGCTTCTCGTACACTTGGGACAACAGCGTCGACGCGAATGGCTATCTGAGCGGACCAGAGCGCAAGCCCGACCAGTGGGACGTCATCTTCGGCGAGATTCCGGCTGTCCAGTCTGTCTCCGGTGGACGTATCGAAGTCACGATGGACGACACAAGTGGAAATCAGCAACTCGCGCTCTCGGTTGACGATGGGTCGACGTGGTCAACAGCTTCGAACACATCGACGTTCGAGACGGACTTCGCGAGTTTGGGTAACGGCCTCACAGCCCGGGTTCGTTTGTCGAGATACGGCTCGCAAAGCGGTTCGACGCCCACATCGGGCGTCAGTGGCCAGTCGCTCGACGTGCTCGATTTGTTTGCGGACCTCGACACGACACCGTTGGTCTCGAACCAGGCGTTCGACGGCGAAATCGTCGACGTCGTCAACACAGTTGCGGATGATGCCAACGCAATCTGGGAGCTCGTCTGGGACGACTCTATCGGCGGGCTCGCGTTTGAGTGGACTCAGCCAGGCCAACGAACCGCTTCTGGAGACCCGTCCATCATCGACTTCGAAGTTGCTATTGACTCCTCGAGCGTCAACGAAAAGGCCGTCGTCTACGGCACATCAAGAGCAGTGCGCGACGAGGAGATTACTGCTGATCTGGGGACTCCGGCCGCTCTCGACAACCAGTACAACCAACCCGGCCAGGTCTCGATCCGTTCGAAGTCCGATGGCACAGAGTACACGCTCGGCGTTGACTACGAGTACAACGCTCTCGCCGGCAAGGTGACCGCACTCTCCGGCGGTGCGATTGCCGACGGCGAGACGCTTCTCGTCGACTATCAGGCGCGGGTTCGCGGTGAGTACTCGCTTCCGTCGTGGTCCGGAGACGAGACGCTCGCGACGACAAGGACGATACCCAACGCAACCACTGACCAGTCAGCGGCACAGGCGGCGTACGTGCTCGTTCAGCAGACTCACGAGCCAATCACGACTGCGACAGTAACTATCGATAAGCGGCCTGCTGGGTGGTCGCTCATCGACGCAGTCTCGCTCGCTGACCTCCCAGCACCGGCGATGGAGATCTGGTCACTCAAAGACAAAGACGGTCAAGTCATGTTGCAGTTGGGGAGTCGCGACCGGGTTGAGGATGTTGTTTCCCGACTGCAAAGCCGACTCGAATCCACCGCCAACAAGGTCTGATGCAGGAGAATTTTCTCATCATATATAAATATGGGTGTAGTCCCCCACCCCTTAATGCCAATATAAGTGAATGTACGTTCTCATCAACTGTAAGGAGGTGATGACATGAACACACGACCTGCTCGTTCGCAAGTCGAGATTGACTGGCTTCCGCCGTTCGGACAGCCAGAGGTCACAGTTGTCGGACGGGTTGCGCTGCCAGTCGCCATATTTGCGGCTGGATTGACTGCGTGGCTGGCTTCACGTAACTGAGCAACCACTCTCAATTTCTCATCACCAGTTTTCGCGCGATGACCCCACTTGGGGCGAGCGCCTGCCGGACGTAACACCGCGGTTTCCAGTACTCACAGACTCATGTTTGACACAGTTCCACCAGCAGTTGCATCGATCATCGCCCTCGCGATGACCGCACTCGGCGCGTTCCTTGCCGGTCGGAAGGGCCGTGCCCATGACCTCGCAGTCGACGTCGAAACCGAACTTCGTGAACTCTTCGACGAACAGGGCGTCTTTCCGTCGCCCGCAACGGCAGAGGTCGACCGTGACGACGTCGACGCGGCGCTCGCCGAAGCCATTCCGCGCTACGAGGAGTCGACGACCATCGAGACAGTGTTCTCGGACGGGACGTACCTCGCACCAGTGGCGGCCGACGTCCCGCTGTTGCGCACGCTCGCCGGCGGCGTGTCGTGGCTCCCCTACCGCCCAGAAAGGTTCGACTGCGAACAATACGCACAGGCCTTCGCGGTCTTCACGGCGTTCCTCGCCGGCACGAACACAGTGGGTATCGTCCTTGACTGGTCGGGGAACCATGCCTACAACGTAATCGTCACCGCAGCAGGTGGCGTCCGGTTCTACGACCCGTACGAAGACACATTCGTCGCCATCGGCGAAGGCAAGTACCGACTCGAGAACGCACTCATCATTTTCTGACCCATGGCTGACGAAATCTTCTACGAGCAGGGCGATGACGCCACCGAGGACAACTTCGGCCGGGTGTGGGGGCGGCCGAACATCATGGATTACGTCGTCCGTGGACTGTCGCTGTCAGATAACGGTGACGGAACGGCGACCCTCACCGCTGGCTATGCGACCATTCTCGACGGGATTCGTGGGTACCACGTCTACCCTGACTCGCGGACGGTAACACTCGTTGACTCCGGTGGGGTGAACCACATCTACCTCGCCATCGACGTCGACCACACGACGACGTCGAAAAACAACCAGGTGAGCGTCCACGTCGACGCCGACGACACACCGCCGTCGCTCCCAAATCTCAAGCTCGGGACAGTTGACGCCAGCGCTGGCACAGCCACCGAGACCAACCGTAACCCAGACGGAACATTCGAGAACCTCGAGGCGACGCGGAAGCTCGACATGCGGGGCAACCCCATCGACAACCAGGGTGTCACCTCGGTCGCCGACGAGACGGCGCTCGCCGACGGCGAACCCGGTCTTTATCGGCTCGAAGACACGGGCGACGTCGTCTACTTCGACGGCGATACGAGCACGAACTGAGCCATCTCCGATGAACCCAGCTGCGCCGCGGCGGGTGGGTGAGGGGACGACCGCGGGACATCCTGCAGGAGACTTTTCCATGCCACGAAAGCAATCGACAGCCAGACGCACCGATGAGCCAATTGAGACCGCCGACGCGGTCCTGTTGGCGACCAACACGCCGGGAGACGCACTTGTCTCGCTCAACATCGAGGCGACCGCCGACGCCAGCTACGCCGTCGACGTCCACCACGATGTTGGCAGCCGCACCACCCCCACAACCGGGTGGTTCGAAGACGAGATAGTCTACGACCAAGCCGACGTCGACGACCCACAAGACATCCGTGACACGTTCTACGTGGGTGACGCGTGGCTTCGAGTGCGCGTGACGGACCCCGCGGGAGCGGGCGAAACAGCAGACGTGACTATCCAGGAGGCACACTAATGGGAATTTTCAGATTCCTTCGAGAGTGGAAAGAGAAGGCAAACGGCGTCCTGACGGGACCGACGCTCGAGGCTGGTGAGGTGACTGCCGAAACGGCGACGCTGACCGACCTCATCGCCTCCGAGTCAATCAAGATCCCACAGTACGACGCGACCGCGAACGCCCCCCGGCAGTCGGGTATCATCGAGGTCCCGCCGAGCGGGTCCGATACGGCGGGATTCTACCGCTACGACTCGTCGAGCGACAGCTACGAGCTGCTCGACCAGTCCGGTGGGGTGTCGGCCGGTGATCTGTCTGGACTCAACATCGATACGGACAAAGACTGGGGCGGTTTTGAAATCACGAACGTTGGACCGAATGGGAGAGACGTGCCCGCAAGCGTGGAGCAATTAACCGTCACGGATTGGTCGGACCCGGTAGAAGACGAGTTCTACCGCCTGTTTGGCGGTGAATCAGATTTCACTACACAGGATAGTGTCGCTCTTAGCGGCAACGCGCTCAAAATGGATGTTGCCAGCGGAGCCCGCCGAATCGTCGGCACGGACCTCAACGCGGTGCCTCAAATGCGTGACGTGGTGGAGGTGCCGTTTTACTTCACCGACACGTCCGACATCCTCGAAATCGACATCGGTCGGCAGGGTAGTGAAGTCAAAGGGAGAATCCAGTTTGACGCGAAGAGCGACGTTATCGACGGCTTCGCGGAGGACGGAAACACGACTTACACGACACAGGCGGATATCAGTTCACACTTAAATGAGTGGTTGGTCGCACGGTTTGAGTGGTTAGACACTGGGCAGGTCAACATTCGGTTATTGGTCAATTCAGACGGCACCGAACTCGCGTACCGCGAAATGGCCGATTTTTCGACCATGGACGGCCTGTTCGCAATCGGCGGGTTCAACAGAGACAACCCCTCCACTATCTACGTCGAATCCCCGGTTATCACCAACCGACACGTGAGCGACCACGTGAACGAGGCTTCGGCGGGAGTGGTGGAACTCGGCGGCGACGTGGTCCGCCCACAGGGTGCGCTCGACGCGGGTCCGCATGAGGCGGTCGTCTCGGACACGACCGTACACGGCCACCTGCGAACGGACAACGCGCTCTTGTCGGGTGCCGACGTTTCGTTAGTCGAGTGGGACGGAGGCTACGGACAACGTCGCCTCGAAGCGCAGGCGGACGGTGAGGGAGGGTTTTACGGCCTTCGGCGACCTCTCGCAGACAGGATTAACAACCGCCTCTTGTGGCAATACGAGAGCCTCTCGGACGTGCCGGAGTTAGTCACGGGTGCGGATGTTACGAGCGCATCGTTCGCACTCACGGGGTACCCTCGCCGGTTGCAAATTGCACACGACGGTTCCGACGCAGGAAATCTTGGCGCGTTCTTCAAGCCGATAATCTCCCCGGCGTCGGTCGGGAGCTTCCGCCTCACGTTCCACAACGTCATATACAGCAGCAACGACCTCAAAAACCAAATTTCGATTGGGTTGTCCGATATTGACCCAACAACGTCAACCGTCCACGACTCGGGAAATGCCCTCATTTATAACCGACGACCGGACGGAAGCGGCGGAAAATACGAAGAACTCCAACTAAACGACGGTACAAAAACAGCCGGAGGGATGATTGTCGATTGGTCTACTCCTCACGACATCTCGTTTGAGTACGACGCAAATCAGTCTGTGGGGCGCGGGTTAGTCGATGGAGAACTCGCAGAAGAACTATCAAAGGAGCTACCAGACAAACCGATGCACCCAGTGATTCAATTAGTCGATAGCTCAGCCTCTACGGGAGAAACGCTTGAGTGCGAGCTTATTACGGTGGAGGTGATGTGAATGTCACAAAGCAATAATCAGGGCGGTTTGGAGGCAATCTACCTGTTTGAAAACGAAGATTACGACGGCGGTCGTGGCGCGTACCGTGACCGGAGCGGACATGGGCGGAACCTCTCACTCAATGGTGGCGTTGGTGTTCGCCAACCGTCGCCACTCGGGAGTAGTGCATTGTTTGACGGGGCCGACGACTATGGTCGAGCGGCCCCTCCAAACGGCGGCGACCACTTACTCGTGTCTGCGTTCCTTCGGTACCAGAAACCGACCGAGGACCCAAACGACTACGGCACGATTGTCTCGAATGGCCGCGAACCGGGGAGTGGTGAGGGGCCGAGCAAAGGCTGGTTCTTGGGAGTCAAGGGTGAGAACGTCCGACATGGCTTCGGAGACGGGTCTTCTGGCGAATACTACTACGTCCTCTCTCCGGGCTATGATAGGTGGTTCTGGACAACTCTAGCCATAGACACCGACACCGGAGTAGTTTCGATTTGGGTAGACGGCGAGGTAGAGCTATCTCAACAAACGACACTCACAGACTTCTGGGACCTAAATGATGAGTTATCTGTGGGGGATGCGCTCGGGCTATCTAAAGCAATCCCGGCGACAATAGCGGCGGTCGTTGTCAGCCACTCTAAACCGACGGCACGCCGGATTAAGCGGATGAAAGACATGGCTGCCCGGGGGGTGAGCTACCTGTGACTCTCTGTGCCCGCCACGTCGTCCGTTGCATGGTCACTGGTCCCCCGGACACGCTGGACGCTATCGCGTCTGACCTCCCGGACGGCGACGCGCCGTATATCGGCCCAGAATACGACGGCCCGCCCCGTCTCACGCCCGATGACGACCCAACACTCTCCGACGGCGAGGAGCGCCTCACGGCCCGTGTGTCGTTCGTGAGCGACACGGTGGAGGCCGACGGCACGACCTACGACGGGAGCGCCGAGGCAACAGCACTCTTCGACGCCCTCACGTCGCACGACCTCCCGAAAGACGCGACCGTTCGCCACTACCGCTCGCCGACTGGCGGGGTGACGTCCGCCGAAGTCCAGGCGTGGTACGAGGCGCATCCTGACGAACAGCCGGTCAACGACGATGGCGAGGCGTTCGTGCCCTCGAGTTGGGACCCGAGTCGGCACGTCGTCAGTGAGTTCTGAGGCCTATTTGTCAGTCCTCCGCTTCCGGAGCTCTTGATACAGCGATACCACAGTCTGAAGAACTCTAGCGGCTATTTCGAGTGCTACCAATTCGTCCATGGTCCGACCAAACCATGACGCGGACATAACCACCCGTTACGCTCCCACTCAACCCCTACTCTCGTGATGACCTCCGCTCGACGAGCGCCGACGCCGTCGACGAGCGAGCACGACCAACAATACCGGGCACCCGTGACGCGAGAGGGGCCGTCGCGGCAACCGAAATCCCTCACACCCATGAATGCGACTCCAAAAAGCACGGGCGTTAGCGGGGCTGATCTTCGCGGCGGCGTTCGCCGTCGCGTTGCTCGCCGACGTCCTCTTCCCGACGACAGCACAGCTCACAGGCAACCACATCACCGTCTTCGCGTCAGTTCTTTCGGCGCTGTTCGGCGTCGAGATTGCCCGCGCACGGTGGGGACAGCTCGCCGCCGCAGCGAGCGGCGCACTCTCGGGATGGCACGCCGCCGACCAGGAGGACAGTGATGACTGACGTCCTCACCCTCGTCAACTACGTCATGCTCTTCGCCGGCGCAGCGGGCTTTCTCGCCTACCCCGTCCTCGAGCACTTCTACGAACCCGACGTGAGTGGGTGGAAGCTCTTGGCCCTCGTCGCCATCTCGTTGGCGCTCGTGTTATTCGGCGCTGGTGCGTGGACTGGCGGTGTCGACCTCGTCCCAGTCCGGGCCCTCGCAGCGCTCTGTCTCGTCGCTGCCGAAGTCGGGGTGATCCGAGAGACTGTCACAGCAGCGTAGCCGTTGGACCACCTCTCAGAGTACTTTCGTAGTTGCACGTGTACTTGTAGTGAGTCCGCTCTTTCAGTTCGTTAAGGCTAGCGCTGCGACGACGTCTTCTACGTTGGCGGGGAAGGCGAGCGTTCGCAAACTCCGACCCACCGGCCGCTACTTTTGAGTGGAGTCTCTAAAACCACTATCAGTTTTCAGGATAAAAGCCGCTATCCTGACGAGTGCCACCAGTGTCAACGCTGGAATGCCGTTTTCGACCGTCTCACCCCCTGATTCGACGCCCGAAGATGTGGTCCTAGCACACCGAATAGGTCGAAAAGTACAACCAGACCGACTACAAACCGTATCTCGCTATACGAATATCAACGTCGCCTGCGTGCCTGCGTCCTCCTGGGCTTCCTCAGCCCACTCACCGAGGTGCTTGATGTCAGCCATCAAGTATCAAATCATCCACCGGTATGTCATCGAGCTTTATTCGGTCAGATGATGTGCTGTGGACCGATTGAATCGGCAGTCGGTCTTCGGGCACTCGGTCAATGACGTTGAGAGCAGCTGCGTATCCTGACCCGGACCAATCATCTTTTGATTCAATATTAATAGCCGAGTCGGTAGAGAGCGTGGCCTTCGCTGTCTCAAGTTTTTGCTTCACTCGTCCAACTTTCCCTCGGTAAGTTCCTACTGAAACCTCGAGTGCATCTGCTGCTTTCCGTTCACTTTGGTATGGGTTGCGGTAGGCAATTAGTGTAGCAAATTCTTTTGGCGAGAATAGTGTGCTCTCTTGTTCCTCTTTGATAATGGAAACAATCTGCTGCATCCACGCATTGAAAAAGTGCGTGCACAACTCTTCACTGTCATCTCGCTCTATGAACTGGGGGTCGAGGTCTGGCGCAAAGTAGTACCCCGTGTCGTATCCATTTTCACCCAATCCGGAGGGATAAGTGTGGTATCCCACAGCGACGCCGACAGGCGACTCATCGACAATAAATTCGTACCATTCCGACCGTGTCTGAGCCCAGTCTCTAAGGACCCGATGGACGCCTTTCTGGTGCCATTCCGCTCTCTTTTTCCCAGGAGCGATATTCATGATGTAGGCTGCTAAGCTAGACTCCATACAACTATCTCTTTCTGAGGAATAGTAAATCTATCTCTCCATTGGGGATTGTTCTGCCTCTGTAACTTAACCACCGCCAGCGTCACGGCGTTCGATAGTGTGAATTGCTGGCTCTGTTGAAGTCCTCAGAAATTCACAGGGGGTGCATTGCGTCAAAACATCTAATATACAAGAAGATATGAAATAAGCAATGGCTGACAAAATTGAGGTCCATGTAAGCTATGGCGCTGGCTTTGAGAACATAGTCGTAGACGAAATTAAAGAATCTGCCTCAGGGATTTTACTCCGCAATGAAGTTGAACAAACTGTTGGCTTTGTGACGTACGAGAACCTTGCCTACGCAAAACCAGTCGAAGAATAAGGCTGCCAGAAACCTCAGTTTTCCAAACACCCAATTGTCCACTTTTCCAGAGAATTTCTAAACACTAACCAACTCTAATTTAGATAAACTACTTCTGATTACCAGAGTAATCATGAGTAGCCGCCCCTATGAGATCAGAAATTGTGTGTTTGTCAAATTCGACATGATGTGAGTTAGGCATCAGTCTGTTCGATCGAGTAGCGTCGCTCGAGGTCGTCGAGTGCCTCCTGGACGTCGTCGGGTTCCATCTCCTCGACGGCGTCGAGACCGTGCTCAACGACGAGAGGTTTCAGGTGCCGGTCTTTCAGGACCTCGAAGTCGCACTCGTAGTTGAGGCGGTCGTACTGCTTGTCGAGGCGGTCCTTCATCGCGTCGGGTAGATAGACAGTCACGCCGTTCCATGCGCTCTTGACGCTCTCTGCGTCCCATGGATTCCTAACCGTCACTGCGTTCTCTGCGTTCATGTCGTTCTCTGGATTCTCTGTCGTGTCGTCCTGGTCGTCGGCGCTGTCGCCGCCGAACCGCCGGGAGAGTCGGTCGTTGATCTCGTCGTCGCTCATGGTTCCACCTCAGCCGCAATCGCGGCGTAGACATCGACCATGTCGGTCTCCTCGGCTTCGGGTCCGAAGATGGAGCAGTGAGCGTTCACGGTTCGCTCGATGGCGGCACGGTGGCGAACAACCCACACCGGAACTCGCCCCTCGAAGCGCTCCTCGTACCACTGCAGCATCCGCTTCTGTTCGTTGTCGAGCGGATAGTGGACGTCGGAGACGATGATGCCCGAGATGGCGATGTTCGTCCCGTAGTTCTCGTCGAGCGTGTCCAGCTGGCGCAGCAAGTGCTGGACGGCGAGCTTCGAGGACTCGTCGGCACGGACGGGGACGAGGAGGTTCTCGGTCGCGAGGACGACGTTGTCGTTGATCGGGCCGAGCGAGGGCGGGGCATCGAACAGGATGACGTCCCAGTTGTCAACGCCGTCGAACAGCATCTGCAGGCGCTGGCGGGGACGCATCCCGCTCGCAATGAGGTCCTGCTCAAGGGCGAACATATCGATGCTTCCCGGGAGAACGTCGAACTCGTCGTGAGCGACGACAAGGTCGTGAACGTCGTGGTCGTTCGGGTTCGCGAACGCATCGTAGAACGTCGGTGGTTCGCTGGTGTAGTAGTCCTCAAACCCGAGGCGATGCGTGAGGTATCCCTGAGGGTCGGCGTCGACGGCGAGGACGTCGAGGCCGCGGTCGGCGAGGGCGCCCGCGACGTTGATCGCGTTCGTCGTCTTCGCGACACCGCCCTTCTGGTTCGTGATTCCTATCCTGACGGTCATGGCATTCCTACCGCGCACGACGTTCCATGCGTTCAAATAACCACGTCAGACGCTTGAGAAAGAGATTGAGTCAGAACTGCAAGAGAACTACGACGCCGACAACCCACGCCCCAAGAGCAACGCCGATGAAGATACCCACGGAGAGGTACCACAGTCGCGATTTGTGTGGCGAGTAGGGCGAGTTGGACATCTGCAGGCCCCAGTCGCTCATCGCGACCAGAGCTCCCGGAGTGTCTCACGAATCTCGCCAGGGCGCCAGCCGCGCATCCACGGGTGCAGCGCGCGGTCGTAGCCCTCGAAGATGGGGATGGCGTCGACGGGCGCGCCCTCAACAAGCGCGTGGTTCTGTCCGGCCTGGAGGCGTTGGTTGAGATCCCACATGACGCCCGAAAGGGCTCCGTCAGGACGCTCGGTCATACAGCCCTCGCTGGCGGGTACATATCGTCCCACCCTGGCCGCGTCCAGCACCCGCACTCGGGACACTCAAGGACGAGTTTCCCCGGGAGTTCGACGACGTCGGCGTCGGAGCCGCACCCCGTGCAGATTTCTCGCCAGTCGGAGCGATCAATCACGTCGCCCACCCCGCCGACAGGCTCGACTGGTAGTCGACGTCGATTTCGTCGTAGCCGTGAATTTCTACGACATCGTCGTTGTGCCAGAACAGCGACCGTATCTCGCCGTCCTGCTGGACCAAGTACTTCACATTCCGTCCCTGGTACCGCTTCGGCATCCCGTCCTCTCGGGCAGGCGTCGACGGGTCACCCAACGCAAATGACCATGCCGGAATCCCGTAGTACTCCCGTTCACGCACCGCGAACACCTTTTGAATATCTCCATACGCAGTTTCGATTAGCGTACCGGGAGTGACTATGTCTGCAACTGTTGGCTGTTCGGGCGGTGTCACCCGGACGAAAATCCCGTCAGGAAGGACCGCCAGACGGTCGGTTATGCGCTCGGCGATGTCGTCAGCGCCTCCACACAGCCAGTCCCAGCCATCTCGCTGATATGGGTTGTTGGGAGGCCACTCTTCCCCAGATGCTGTTGGTGGTTCGTAGCTCACGACTCGACCACCATCCAGTCGGCCGTCGAGCTCACTGAGTACAGCATCCCGGGATGGACTTTTGAACACGATGACTCAGTACAGCGAACGAGCATCCGGCCGCCGTAACTCGTGGCGGCGACGTCCTCGACGACACCGGCGTACGACCCCGACTCGTTCGACCGGTCGATACGAACGACGTCGTCCACGTCTGGGAGCTCCGAGATACGTGCCTCGTGTTGTGCAGAGTCAGTCATGCAGACCACTCGTGCGAACACTCTCTGCAGCGGAGGATTTGGAGCGCTCCGAACTCGCTCATCGATTCTCTCGCCCTGACGAGTAGCTCCGCGTGGCCCGCTCCGCACTCTGGACAGACTGGCCGCGTCATCCCGACACCTCCTCGGTCTCGGCCGCCGACAGCTTCGAGTACCGACACACCTCGCAGTACTCCCGGTCGGTCGTCGGGGAAAGCGTGCCGTACAGAGCGTCTTCGTCGCGCCACAGATACCACACGCCGCCCTCGAAGTCCGGGCATAGTGGTGTCTCGTGGACGTCGCCGTCGTGGGCGACAACTCTCACAGCCCCGCCACCGAGCCAGCGCTCGCGACGGTCGAAGCACTCGACGCAGATGTCGCCGTGCGTGATGTGGGCCATGAGCCCGCAGCCGGGACAGACTGGGACGTCGTCGACGGACGCGACGTTAGGCATCGTCAGCCTCCTGGCTCCCACGCCACTGCGAACAGTGGTGTGCGTGGTCGTGGTCGCTCACGACGTGCCGGTCGCACTCGCCGCAGTACCTGCGGGCGAGGACACTTTCGTCGGCCGGGAGTTCGGGTGCGAGATCTTCGTGGTCAGTCATCACTACCCTCCATGCACGTCGTGCGTTCATTCCGTTCCATGCGCCCACTGCGAGTCGTGCGTTCATGGAACGCATCGCCCGAAGCAAACGACAGCCGCACGGCGAGGTTGGTAACCTGCTCGCGAAGCGCGTCGACGCCCCACTCGTTGCGGAGCTTCGCGTCGGCCCAGAACGCCCACTCGGGCGTCCCCCACATGGACTCGCGGCCGTCGCGACGGACGAGGTCGTCGGCGTCGAAGTCGCTCTCGTCCTGGCGGCCGCGGCCCTGGAGTCGGTCAAGGCGCTCGTCGAACGGGGCGTGGACCCACACCGTCGCCAGCGAGTCGAACCAAAGTTCGAGCGCTGGGATGGCCTCGGTGTCGCGCATCCCGATTACCACGACGGGCTTCGCGGGGACCGCGTCGGCGGCCTCGAGGCGGTCGATGATGTCCTGAGCGACGTAGTCCCCGCCGTCAACGTCGCGACGCATCGTCGAGTAGTCGCCGAGTGCGTCCGAGGAGAGGTCGTCCGTGGAGTCGACGTCGAAGTGGTCACGTGCGCCCTCGCGGACGATGTCACCTGTTTCGAGTTCGATAGCGTCGAGTTCGTCAGCGAGCATCTCGCCTGCGGTCGACTTCCCAGCGCCGGGCAGTCCGATCACGACGACGCCCTTACGGAGGTTCTTGGTGGGTGCCTCGTATCTATCGCGAGACTCACTCACAGTTCATCACCGTCCCATTCCGTCGGAATAGCGTCTTTCGGTTGGTAGAGCGGGTGGTTCGGGTGCCCGTCCATCGTGGTGTCGAGCGCCCACAGTACCGGCTCGTCGAGCATCGAGGCGACTTCTTCGGCACGACCGTGGAGCGAACCCTTCGCTCCCCACGCGACGATAACCTGTTGTGCGTTCTCGCAGACGTTTCGAAGGTGCTCGTCGTTGTCGGGGCCGATTGGGTCCGGGTGGTCTTCGAGTTGTGACGGGTCCGTTGCTCGCAGGCCAAACAGATTGGCGACGACGAGCGAACCGTATCCCCAGTCACGGGCGTAGTTGATGCAACGCCGAATCGTCGGGTCATCTTCCGTCGCGTCCGCCGTACTCGGGTTGAGCATCACGAACGCCAGAGTTGGTTTGCCCGAGTCCCACGTCCGCGAGAGTCGATAGCGGTACTGTCCGTCTTCGCTGATGACGGCACCAGCAGAGTTGGAACCGGCGAGCGTTTGCTGAGTACCGGATGCACATTGCTCACTCGGCATCGTCGAACACCTCTGGGAAGTCGTCGACGTGGAACGTGAGTTCGACAGTCACCGTGTGGTCCGAACCGTGGGCACACTTCGACTCTGCTACCTTCGCGCGAGACGAATCGAGAATCTCGTCTAACTCTTCGTCGAGGGCGTCACTGGTGAGCAACTTTCCGTCCGGGTTGAGAGTGCCGTACTCTTCCCGAAGTTCATCGTGGCGTGAAGTTCCTGTGCTCATTCCCAGAGGTCCTCCCAGTCCCAGTAGATGATTTCGAGCGTCGTCTCGGGCGTGATCTCTTCGTCCGGGTAGTAGCCTTCGAGTTCGTCGATGAGTTCCGCCGTGCTTCGGTACGTCCGGTGGCCGTCGATGTTTTCTCGTGCGGCCTGCTCGACGGTGATGTAACCAGTATCGGCGATGTGAACAGAGGCAAAGCGTTCACCTGACTCGTCGATTAGCTGGACGCGCTCGCCGGTCCTCGGCACATCATCGGTGATGCGGTAGGTGAGCGTCTTCCGGCCACCCAGAATCGCGTCGATGTGCTTGTCAGCGAAATTGAGTTTCCGGATTTGCTGAGTCCCCGTGCTCAAATCCATCAGTCGTCACGCTCCTTCGGCACGCGTCGAACATCCGTGTGAGTCGTCTGGATGAGTTCTCCACGGTACGTTCGCTCTGAGTCTGCCGATTCCTTCGCGTACTCTTCGTTCGGTGCCTCGACGACAACGGTTTCTCGGTGTTCCGTATAGAACGTGAACTCGAAGTGTGCCGGTTCGCTGTTCTGATAAGGACCGTCTACGTGGTAGACTTCGTCGTACTCTGAACTATCGAGAGCCTTCTCACGGGCGTCTTTCTCCGTGTCGGCAGTGACGGCTTTGCACTCGCCGTCGCGGTGGGTGCCTACCCAGACAGCCCACGCCGCACCTTCGACGAGCCTCTCAATCTTCGTGTTCGAATCCATCACTCACTCACCTCAAAATCAGTGTCACACGTGTAGCATCGGTATGCGTCGTCGGTAGATGATACTTTGTCTGAGCCACAGTGCGGGCACTCGTCAACGTCTCTTTCGTCTTCGATCTTGTAGAGCCGCCCCTGAATTTTGATGTGTCCTTCGGGCACATCTCCGTTTCCGCTCTTTCCCGTCGTCGGGAAGACAGTGAGTTCACTGTACTCTTGCACACCGTCGCCAGAGTAGGTGAACTCAATCTTCATGTGCGGCTTCTCGACGACAACCACGCCGGTTTTTCCAACGACGTGCGACGGAGTTTCGAGGCCTTCGTCGGTGAGTGCGAGTGTCTGGATAGCTGATTCCGTGTCTTGCATATCAGTACACCTCAGATTCGCTTTCCGTGACAGTCGTTTCACCATCGGGTGACGTGCTTACGACCGTCTTCACACGCTTGTCTCCCGGCGTGTAATAACTCAGGCAAGCCTCAGGGACACCATCCTGTTCAACTGCTACGTCTGCGGTTTTCTCTATGTCGAGAGTGCAGTAACTGCACGGGCGAACAGGATTCAACCACGAGGTCATTACGCTTTCCAGCTCGTGCGCCTGAATGTATCTGATTTTGTCGCCGTCGTATTCGAGCGGCTCAGTCCGGTGAAGTCGGTGACAGTGTTTGTCGGCGTGGAAGACTTCGCTGTTTCCAGAGGTGAACACCGTCGTCGATGCCGAGTGGTCCGAGTATGCGAAGGGCCTCGGACGGACTTCTACACCGTCTTGCATGAATGGTTGAATACGGTTCCATCGCTCGTCTTGCTGAGTACCAGCGTCGCTCATTGGTTAACAGCCTCGTAGTTGAATGCCGCAACACGGCAGTCTCGGTTCTGGCAGACGAACGAGATTCCGTTCCCGTTCCCCTTGCCGGTCTGTTCACAGCCTGGACACTGTTGAGTACCAGCGTCGGATGTTTCACTCATCAGTAATCGTACCCCGTTCCACACCGCGTACACCGAACGCGGTGCTCAGTTTGTTCCCACTCGATCGATAGTCGATACTCGTCGGCGTCGAAGTCCGTCGCATCCCACATCCCGACGACCATGCGCCCGGTCGCGACCTCTTCGTCGACGAGGTCGCCGCCACAGTCGCAGGTGTCGACGCGCTCAGTCGCGACAATTCTCGAACCCTTCTCCGTCGGGTAAGTGGTCTGGTCCGTCGGCGGGACTGGGGGCGTCGGTTTCTGTTCGCCGGTACTTTCAGCCATCGTAAGTCTCCGTACGCTCCATGTGTTCATGTTTTTCAGTGCATTCAATGCGCCCCATCCGTTCATGGAACGCATCGCTCGAAGAGAACAACATCACGGTTTCAGACATGGAATGTCACCTCGACGCCGTTGACTTCCAAAACACGGTCACCGCACTCGGGGCATTCGGTAGTGACGTGATCTGGGAAATGCAGCTTCCCATACCCGTCCGCCCGAACAGCAGTCTTCTCGGTTTCGAACTCCTCGACCCACCCATCGCAGAACTCAGGCTCGATATCCGGCGTCATGCACCGGACAACGAGTTTCTCCGAGACGAGTGCTGCAGGGACGTGGTCGAAGCCGTCGGGAATCACTTTTGAATCGTTCGACTGGCTCATCGTCGTGAATCCACCTCCAGTATCTCGTCGAGCGTGTCCCGCAGTTCCTCCGTCGCCTCGCGGTCCATCGAGATGATTTGAACGCAGTCACGACCGGCGTAACTGTACCGAGCCGAGAGTTCAGTGCCGAAGCTTCCGCCAGGGACGTGCTGCAGTTTGAACTCGACATCGTCGTCGTCGAACACCCTCATCTCGATTTCGGCCGGCTCAATCTGCATGAAGAACCGGTCGGGAGCCGGAAGGTCGGTGAAACGCTCCGTCACGACAACATCGCCTCCTTCGCGTTCTGCAGCTTCTGAAACTCCGCGTGGCTGCCACCCCTGTCGGGATGCACTTCGTGGAGTTTCTCGCGGTACGCGTCCTCGACCTCATCTTCCGACGCGTCGGGGTCAACGCCGAGAACGTGGTGCGGTGATCGCGACGCCGGCGCTGCAACGACGTCGTCTGCCGAGGGAAGCCTCGCTGCGGCGAACTCGTCCTCACCGGTGACGACACCGCGCTGTGAGCGCATGCGCGTCTCGTGAATCCACTTGTAGACCTCGCGAACGTTGTCACGAAGCCGGGAGTAACGATCACACGCGACCGCGAATTGCTCGCCGTTTTTCGACCACCGCATCACGAATCCAGGGTCGTCGGGCCGGGCGTTGTGCCGCGGCAGGCTGTTCGAGAGCGTGTGTTGGTTCCCGATCGAGGCCCCCCAGTCGTCGACGTCCATCCGGCCCATCTCTGTCTCGAGGTCGGACGTCGTCTGGCCGAGGCTCGCTCGGTAGTTGTTGTTCTTGGTGCGTTCGTGCGCTGGCGTGCGCTCGAAGCCTGGCAGCCAATCGAGGTCGCTCACAGTGCGAGCACCTCCAGACACTGTTCAGTCGGTCTAAGAGTGAGTTGTTGAGTCGTCATCTGTTTCCTCCTCGCGAGGGTCCTCGACGAACTCGTAGAGTCCGCGAGACACCTTGCGAATCCACCCGGCGTCGTTCAAACGCCGAAGATGGTACTCGACGTTGGATTTCGAGATGCCGGTTTCGTCGATGATGAACCGCGGGTTAGCGCGCCCCCACGGATTGCCGTTCTCACGGCCGCGTTTGAAGATGTCCAGCACCTCATCGGTCCCATCGCTGGGAGCGAAACTTCGATTTATGTCGTCGTTCGCCATCGCGCTACTCATCGAGTACCACATGACATAGTTCGTTGCCATATGTAATAAATAGTGTGTTGCATTAAGCTAAGCACTATGCAAAGCATAGCTTTATAGTAGTCGGCCTCGAAGTAGTAACTGTGAGGCGCGGACCGTCGCAGAAAGCGACCGGCGTTGCACCGCCGACCGCGCTTCGGGAAAGAAGCAATGTCAACTACGACTCCAACCGTTGAAAACGGTACTGACTGCACGGCGCTCAACAGGCCCGACGACGTGGACCTGTCTGAGCCCATCCGCTGCATCGTCACCCTCCAAGAGGGTACCCAAATCGCGACGCTCTACGACGCCCCCACGCTCATGGGCCCGAACGACGAGCGTCACATGGTCTCGTCGGACCGCGGTATCTCGGCCGCTACGTGGGCACTCCCCGACCACGTCTTCAACGACAACTACGTCGAGCTCGGCGTCGACGCCGACGGTTCGATCCACGTCTGGAACGTCTGGGACAACGTTGTCCACGTCGTCGACGCCGACGGCCGTCGCGAGCGCGTCGAGCGCCTCAACGACTACGGCGGCAAGGACGTCCTCACGTGGGTCGAGTTCGTCGCTGGCCGCCGTGGTTGGGCCGACCTCGACCCCGTCTTCGAGGAGGTGACCGCCTGATGCCACGCCGCCGTCTACGGAAGGCTGAGAAAATGCAGAACTCGTTCGCCCACGACCTCGGTAACGACATTGAGGCGGAGGTGCTGCACAACCTCGTCCACGACGATCTCAACCAGGACGACCAGCTCACGCACTACTGCGACGCCGCCGCAGAGGCCGACGCGGCAGCCGACATTCGTGAGAGCTACGAGAGCCGTGACGCAGAGTTCGTCGACGAACTCGAGCACGCGTGGGACTCCATCGCGACGGTCGCCCACCAACGGGCGTTCGAGGTTGTCGCCGAGTCCTGCGTGACGGTTATCAGCGACGGCGATGAATGGGCTGACGAAGGTCACTACGACGTCGACGCTGTCGACAACGCCAAACACGAAGCTCGGGAGTGGTTGCAGACGCACACCGATATCGCCGAACGCGTCGGTGCGCTGGAGGTGCTCGCCTGATGTCGGCACCCCAAACCACCACGGTTCCCGAGACGCACATGGACCTCTCTGCGCGTGACGCGAAGGCACTCACTGAACCGATGAAGGTCGTCGAGTGCGACCCAGGCGTGTGGAACGACTCCGAAATCGCGGTCTACAGCGAGGACCGACGCTACATCGTCTCGCTTCCGGCGGGGTACTGCGAGTGCGAGGACGCTCACTACCGCAACTCGAAGTGCAAGCACCAGCGCCGCGTCGAGTTTGCGCTGGGACTTCGTGACATCCCTTCGTGGGCGAACCCAAACGCCATCGACGACCAACTACTCCGCCGCCTCGAGGAGCGTGAGGACGATGAGTGAATCCGTTCCTGATTTCAAGAGCCGCGCGCGGGAGTGTGCACACGCCGCTGCAGCGTATCGATACTGCCTCGGACCGACGCCACAGGAACACGTCGCGGAGCTCGACGCCAAACGGCGAGCCTACCGCCAGGCTGCTCGCGATGCGCAGTCCACAGTGGAAGTGAAGGGGGTCATCCATGCTTGACGACGTGCGGCGTCGTCTTCGGAAGGGAGCGTTCGGCGTCGGAAGCCTCGCGGTCGTCGTCGGCGTCAGCGGTTCATCTGACGTTGCGTTTGGCCTGGGCTTCGTCGCGGTCGCACTCTTGCTTATCGACGAGAAGCTGACGACGTCCACGTGGCTCCCGTGGGGTGGCTGGTGATGGTGCGGTCGTTCTCTAGCTCGGAGACGCACTTTCGCCTCATCAAGAGCGAAACGTCCGTTGGCCAGGATGGCTACCGAAAGGGAGAGCCGAAGGCGATGGAGTGCGCCTCCTGTGGGGCCAAAGTGCCAATTACAAGAGAGCCTTCGGTTAGCATTGAGGAGCTGCCTCACTGCTCCAATTGCGACCAGCGGGATGTCAAAAGTGAGTACTGGATCGAGCGCTTCCTCGACGACTGACGGCTAGCCGATTTTCTGCGTTACTGCTTTTGGAACGGTGTTTCTCTTGGTCGGATTGTCAACTACGTTGCGTTTTATAGTCGTCACTGGACGACATTCTCGTGATGATCCTTAGTCGCCGCGTCCTCGACCCGACCTGGATGCCGTCAGGGGAACTCATCGTGCATCGCCACGACGAGATTGAGATTCTCACATCTGCTCTCTCCCCCGTTCTCGACGGCGAGAGCGGATGTCCGATGTTCATGTTCGGCCCGACCGGCGTTGGGAAAACGCTCGTCGCGACCACTGCACTCGACATGCTCGACGAGCACGCCGACTACCACCGCGCCGTCGTGAACTGCTGGCGGCACTCCTCGCGCCACGACGTCACCGTCGAGATCGCGAAGCAAGTTCTCGGCGGGACAGTGAATCCGGAGGACTCCCAGACGGATCTGATGGACCGCATTCAAGACCGCCCAGACAAACCTCGCGTCGTTCTCCTCGACGAGGTCGACCAGCTGCACGACGACGGCGTCCTGTATGACCTGTACCTCGCTCCCGAGCTCACGGTGATCGGCATCGCTAATCGCGAGCAAGAGTTCTTCGCCAGTCTCGACCAGCGGACGCAGTCGCGCTTTGTCGGGAGTCGACGTATCAACCTCTCGGGATACCTCGTCGACGAACTCGTAGAGATACTTAACCCGCGAGTCAAGCACGCCCTCGAACCCGGGTCGATCTCCGAACACGAGATCGAGACTATCGCGACGCTCGCGAACGGCGACGCCCGCGCCGCGATCACCATTCTCCGGGCCGCCGCCGAAGAGGCAGAGTCTCAGAATGCAGACCACATCGACGACCGGATTCTCGAAGGAGCGGGTCCAGTTGCGCGTGAGGACCTCCGACAGACGCACCTCGGTCAGCTGCACTCGCACCAGCGCACGGTGTTCGACATCGTCGACGACGCCGATGGTCCTCTTGCACCCAGCGAGATTTTCGACCGGTACGCCGAGCGCGTGTCCAACCCACGGACGTCGCGAACGGTGCGCAACTACCTCGCGAAGATGGTCGACTATCGCCTCCTGGAGGCGACCGGCGAGACGTCCGAGCGGCAGTACAAATCTATCTAAATGTTGAAATGTTTTCCGAAGATTTCCGAAGATGGAGGACAGTTCGAGTGTTAGGAGTCTTCTACCTCCGAGATACAAATCTTCGGAAACTTCGGAAACGTGCGCGTTGAGATTAAGTATTGATAGTGACGACAGAATTGTGTGCAGGCCGACATTCAGGGATGGGAGGATGCGCTCGCAACCCCTCAGCGGCAGCATTCGCGTCCTGCACACTCTCCATCAGGAGTCCTCAATGACTTCCAGTTTGGAAGCATCCAATTCCTCATCGAGGTACTGCTCGCCCAGCTCGGTGATACCGTACAAACCCTTGTCGACGCGTTCGAGAAGACCGTATTTAGTCAATTCCCGACACCGGACACCCGCGTACTGACGCCCGATGTCAATACGCGGGACCAAACCATCTCGACTCAGTGCGACCGGGGTCAAGTTCCCATCCTGGCGGATAATCTCAAGGATCCGATCGTCAATTCGTTTCATCCAGTCCGCCCGCTTGCGCATGGGTCAGGAGAAACTCCCCAACCTGATATTACCACCGAACGGGAATATACAGATTGCCAACAAGTGTCTGTAGATGTTCATTGGCTAACTGTGGTTAGTTATTGGTTAACCACAGATTCACAATGGTAGTAAGTTATTAGTGGGACTGGATACACGACTGACATAGAAGCCGAAACCGTGGTTCACGCATCGTACAAGTGTGTGAAACGCCGGGTGTAAGGGCACCCGGCCTACGGGATTGGCTTCCACGACGAATCTCAACAGTGCCTCTAGACGAGGGCTGTTTCGGTAGTGATCAGGCTACCGTGAAAGCCATGAGTACAAAAGACAACTCTCCGGATAAATCAACCGGCACGAACTGTCGCAACGCTCGCAACCAACCCCACGCCTCGGACCTGACACACTTCCAGGTCAACATCCTCATCATCCTTGCCGAGGAGGACAAGTACGGACTCGCCATCAAACGCGACCTCGAGACCTACTACGGCACCGAAGTGAACCACGGGCGCCTGTACCCCAACCTCGACGACCTTGTCGAGATGGGCCTCGTCGAGAAAACGGAACTCGACAAGCGCACGAACAACTACTCGCTCACGAGCGCCGGCGAGCACCTGCTTCGTAACCGTGCGCAGTACCTCGTTGGTTCTCTCGACTTAGAGGTTTCCCCACGCGGGGAGTCAGAGTCGAACGCTGTCGCGACCGACGGAGGTGAGATGTGATGGAGCGTACAGACCTTGCAACAGTAGGAGTCAGTGACTCTCGCGGAGCTAGCATTTTCCTCGGGGAGCGTGACACAGAATGGGAAAATCTCGAAATCGGCGGTGAAGAGGGACTGACAGAGGTATACTGGAACCGCCGGATGCTACTCACACTCCCAGAGCCGATGGACAGTGATGAGTTCCGGCAGTTCGTCGAAGAAGCTGGCCACATCCGCAACATCCTCGACAAGTGCCTGCCCGGAATCGACGTGATCGACGGGGGCGAGGATGCCCAGTGATGCCGTCGAAGGCCTCACGCGCGAGGACGTTCTCGGAACGACGGTGAAGTCCTCGGCAGGGCACTGGTACGAAGTCACGGAGACAGACAACGGGGGTCGCCTTGACCTCGTCGCCGTCGACAGCGACAACGTCGGGCACACGATGGACGCCGACGACCTGCTCGACCGGTTAAACGACGGCGAATGGGAGACCGTCTACGAGGGCACGACCCGGGAAATAGTCACCGACGGTGGGCACAACCAGTGTTCCAACTGCGGGAGCCACCTCCCCGAGGAGATCGACGAAGGGACGGGCGTTTATTGTCCTGACTGCGGCCTCGGCCAACTTGTCACCGACGGCGGGTGGAACGTCGACGGCGAGGCGCCGCCGCGAGGCTGCGACCACCCCGAACCGGCCGTCCTCGAGGACGACCACGCGTGGGACCTAGTCAAAGGCGTCATGCTCGTCCGGGGAACCTGTACGTCCTGCGGTCGCGACGTCGAAGAGACCTACCACATCTCGCGTGAGTCTGTGAGCGACGAGCCGGTGGCCCTCACTGACGGGGGTGACCGCACATGATTCGCGCCATTTTCGGACTCGTCGAGGGCGAGCCGTCGACGACCGAAATCCCCCGCCGACTCGGCAAGGGTCTCCCCGCGTTCGAGACAGAGTCGACGCAGTATCTCGACGGCAAGGAGATCTACCACGGGACGGCCGCCGACCAGGTCGACACAACGGTCCAAGAAGTCCACGTCGACGACGACGGGATCTACACCGAGCGCGTTGAAGGTCAGGAGGAGTCAGTTACCGACTTCGTGGCTGACCTCGAGTCGGGGTTCGTCGGTGTCGACTCTTCGAACGGCGAGTGGTTCTTCGAACGACTCATGCCCATCGCGAAGGCCGGCGTCCACCGCGCGATGATCGACGTCACGGCGTTCGCAGCTCACGTCGACGACCAGGACGGCCGGTGCTGGCAGGTCAGCTACAAGCACGCCCTCGACGACGACGAAGACGACGACGGGCAGGCCAAGTCCGGGACCATCTTCCACCGCGATGCCCACTTCGGCGCCGGGAGCGGTAAGTACAACCAGTACGGCTTCGCCTACCACTGGGACGGCGAGTTCATCCGCGGAACTATCGCCGAGTCGGGCTACGTCGCCGTCTTCTCGACCGACCGACCCGAGGTGTTCGGCCGGTGGGTCCTCGACGAGGTGCTTCCGTACGCATCGCTCCTCGAAGACGACGTCCAGACCACACTCTCGGAGGTGCGGTAAGATGGCGATGTCAACGCCCACGCCCACGCTCGCGGGCTATCGCGAGGACATCGACGACGAGGGCACCGACCTTCGCGTCGAAGTGACGGCGGGCGAGCAGCACATCGCCTTGGAAGCACGCGCCGTCGACGGCGTCGCGACGGTCGAGATGATCAACCCGAAGGGCGACATGGTCCTCCGACGGAAGACGTTCGACATCGTCGCGACGGCGGTCGACGAACTTCGCGACCGTGGGTTCGAGGTTGACCTCGGTGCGCTCGGCGCACTTGGTGTCAATCCGGTTGACGACCTCGACCTCAGTTGGGGCGGCGATTACACAGGATCGCTGACGCTCACGGGGACTTCCGTCGACCCTGAAGACAGCTCCACGAACGAGACGCACTCTGTGAGCTCCGTCGTCGACAGCTGGGGCGACGACCTGGACGGCGAGGACGGCGAAGTCTGGTGTGGCATCTGTGGCAAGGGCCCGTACCAGTCGCTCGGGATTCACCACGGACAGATGCACAAAGGTGAGGACAAAGTCGCTCTCGACCACGAACCAGATCCAGGCGAGCTCGGCGTCCACGTCGGCGACCAGGACGAGGACGGTGGCGACGCCGTCGACGGAGACGAACAGGAAGACGTCGACGACGAGGACGACGACGTCCCGCTGCCGCCGTGGCTCGACGAGCACCCAACGGACGTCATCGAGGACTCGAGCATCAACCGGTCGCTCGAAGATGTCCTTCGCGAGGTCGAACGCCAAGACAGCATCCTCGGTATCCAGCAGCGCCTCGCCGCCGGCACGACCAAGAAGACCAAAGAGTTGCTGACGCGTCTCGGGCTGACTGCGCCGGGCGATAACGAACTCATCGGGGAGGCACAGCGTGCAACGCGGGTCCCCATCCTCCGGGCAATCGCCAGTGATGGCGATGCATGAACCCACGGTCACCGAGGCGAAGTGCGACATCTGCGGGACGGACTTCGACGCCGACGTCGACGCGCTGCTCGACCACGACTGCGACGGGGGTAACGAGCTGTGAGCGTCGGCCCTGAGCAGTATGCCACGACTTCGAACGGGGATGTTCAGTTGAGCACGTGGTGTGGCAAGCACCGCGTTTTGCCCCACCTGCTTCCGTTCAAGTACCGGAAGACGACGCCAATCGAGTTCCTCGACGCCGTCGTCGAAGGGCTGGACGAGCTTCCCCAGACGGCCGCGACGTTCACGCCGGCACAGATGGACGACATCGACGTCCGACCAGCCGCAGGAGCAAACATCATGACCGATATGCTCGGGACGCTCGGCGCCTGGAAGGTCGACCGGTCGAGCTCAGCCCGGTGGGTCAACCCGAACTACGTGCACCTTCGGAAACTCGACAATATGATCGAGTCCGGCGACCGGAGGGAGATCGTCGAGCGGTGCGCGTCGTACGGGACGCTCACGGTCGCTGACGTCGCGCCCCGGTTCGGAATCTCCGAGATGGGGCTTCGACGGTGGCTCACGCGCAAAGGCATCACGTGGAGTGAACTTCGCCAAGAAGGGATCACTCGCCTCGCGCGGACGATCCATACTGCGTCGGCGTGGGGGCACTCGGAACTCCGGTACGCCCGTGTCCTGCCCCGGCCAGAAGGGACGATCCGGTCGTGGGTTCAGAAGTACGCTCGCGATGTCGACTTTGAACCGCCTGCCGACCCGAGCGGGAAGCAGTGGTTCATGGGAGGGCAGGTCAGATGACCTCCCGCCGCTTCGCCGGCTGGTGGGCCGTCGTGTGCGCTGCAGTGCTCGTCACCGCGTACCTGGGGGTAACCTGGTGATGAGCGTGCAGCCACCAACCAATGGATCCGTGAACGCGTGGGTACAGCAGGACGGCCAGGTCGTCGACGGCGACGAAAGTGCCGCCCGGCCGCATTTCCCGTACGGTGGGAGGCCAGCGATGAGTGACGATAACCCTGTGGCGTCAGACATTCAGCCAAAGTATAAGAACCACGTCCGCGAAAGAACGCGATATGCAACGCTGACGCTCATCGGCAGTGAGGTCCGGGGACATCCCCGGCGACCTCGCGGCCACCGGGGACGGTCCACCAGAAGGAAGTTGACACTTGCCTCTTCTCGTGGATTCGTCTTAACGTTTGCCCACTCGAAGAGTCGTGACTCTGTCACGTGCGACTCGACGGCGACGACGGTGACCTCGACGAGCGTCTCGACCAGCATCGGCACCCAACCAGCCACAACAACCACCACGATGCACGAGATCTCCACGATAGTTGACCAAGCCCGCCCTGAACCCCAGAGAGAATTTTTTTCTTCGCGACCTGCCCTCCGAGAGTACACCAGGGGGACAGCCAGAACACCAAACGGACGCTACACCCCATCCAAACCCACGAATAGCCAAGCAACCATGAGGGGACCGGTAGTTCCACAGGAACCGGCCCCCTCCCCTGCCTCACATCAGTGTGATGTGAGTGGTAGGTGTAGAGACGGCCGCCTCACATCAGACTGCTGTGACTGCATCCGTGGGGGTGAAATCAATGCGTGACCGTACTCTCCTCGACTGGCGAGTCCCCAAATCCGAGTGGGAACGGTTTGTCGAACACGTTGAAACCGAATTTGGCAGTACTGAGGGATATCTCGGCCGCGAGGCGGAAGCTGCGATGCGAGAGTATGCAGACACCGACGGCTACGCTGGCGTCGAGGAACGCGTCGACCGTCTCGTTCAGGCAGCTGGTCGTTCCTCTGGGGGGGACAGCGAAGAAAAAAATTCTCAGTTCAACGGGGAGCCAACGACTCGAGTCACAGTCCGTGTCGACCCTGACGTGAAAGACGAATTCCGGAAGGAAGCCAAGAAGAGCGACCAGTCGTACGGCGTCACGTTCGCCCGTGCAATCCAGACCTACCGCAACGGTGGCCGCGCCGCTCGTCTCGAGCGTCGTCTCGACCGCGTCATCGACGACGCCGAGAAGATGCTCGAACATGTGGCGAACGAGGGCGACGACGAGGTCTCGATGGGGAAACACCAACGGTGTGTGATCACGATTGCGGCAGACCTGGGCGACGAGTTCGTCGACGACGAGCTGGAGCGCAAGATTCGGGATGTCGCGAACGTCCACTCCCGGAAGCAGATTCGCGAGTACCGCCGCGACGTCATCGAACACAAAGGCGTCGAACCTCACCCGAAGGTCCCGCATCTGTGGGTCCAACCCGAGGAGGCCGAACGGCTGTGCCCAGGCGTTCCGAAAGAGTGCCGCCGCCCGGTCGAACATCTCGACTCGGACGCTCGCGTGAAACGACTGAAACTCGCGGCTGGCCGTCGAGCTGCGGCTACCGACGCGGGGAAGGTCCGCGTCACTGCCACAGAGATTCGTGAACACGTCTTCGACAACGAAACGTCGACGAAGACGACGCGTGAGCTGATGCGCTCTGCCGCCCAGGTCACAGGCATCGGTTTTGACGGCTCGACGTCGCCCGCGGCGCTGCAGGTCAACCTCCGAGTCTTAGGGGAGACAGAGTTCGACCTGTTTGACGAGATCATCGACTACCGCGACAACACTGACAGCGGACTCCTGACGTCGTCGACGCCGACGACAATGGATGACTTCGTGAGAAAACCGAGCGATGCAACATCCGGCGGCGCGACCGCAGCTTCCGACGGCGGCGAAGACGGCCCGTGGGGTGGGGACAAGTGAGGCACGTCTGTCCGCACTGCGGCGCTGACTCCGAACGCCACGAGGCTATTGAACGTCGTCGCGATGGATTCCATGAACGCACTGAACGCCATCACTGCAGGGAATGCGGCTACTCGTGGGATGGCGACCGAAAACTCTCCGAAGACGCCGACAATCCCCTGTGTCCGAACTGCGAGACGAACCTACTCGTTCATCAGGCCAAAGGCAACGGCAACGACTGGGCCTGTGAAGGCTGCAACACGAAATGGTCTCGAACGGAGGTCGCGTAAATGCCATCGGAGTGGCAACCAGCAGGGAAGGGAGACCGTCCACAGTTCCCCAGAATCGAGGAAGACGAAGGCGAAGACCCGGCCAGGTTCCTCGCCGAGCCTCTCGAAGCGGACTACGGCGACGGCGCCAGTGGGATGCTCGCCCTCGCCCGCATCCGCGGTATCGAGTCGCTCTCACTCCTCAACGCCTACCGGTTGGTCGAGCGAGAACTGCATGGGGGCGAACGAAAGACGATCAAGGAAGCGCTTGACGAGCGCGAGCAAGAGCTCTCGAACGAGGTTCAATGAATTCATGCCTTCCATTACACAACAAGAACGCATTGAACGCATAGAAGAAGACGACGGCGACCCAAACGACATCGTCTACCTGTCGAGTTACTACAACCAGCAGGCGGCCTACCACGAGGATCGCGACTGTTCGTGGTTCAACGTGGATGACGACAACGTCAAGGAGAAGACTCGAGCATGGGCACAGAACCGCCTCCGCTACCCGTGTGGTTTCTGCGTCCTTGACCGTTACCAGGAGGGCGCGTCGAACGTCCATCGCGACGTCGACGCTGTCGGAGTTCCCGACGCCATCGAGAGCTCCGAACCCGTGACAAAACTCGTCTGGCTGGCTCTCCTAATTAACGGCCCGATGTCGACCGTCGAACTCACGGAAGTGACATCGATGTCGCGGTCGGCTGTCAAACGCGGAATCGACACTCTCGCGGACGAGGAGCTGGTCGAGTCGCGGATCGACCCTCGCGATGCCCGTCGCAAACGACACACTCCCCTTCCCATCCCCTAATTATGCGTCATTCTACAGGGTATCTATCCCCGTTAAGTGCGTGGGCGAAGGTTTAAATGGTAAGTAAGGGCACCCGGCCGACCGAGGCGTCTTGCGGGGGACGCCGATGACGGAGTCCGTGCTAGCCCTGCCTGTATCCTGAAACCCATGAGAGGCACCTGTAAGTTCGACCCGAGCAGCGGCGCTGCTCTCGGGGAGACCCAGTACCTACCAGACGGGACGACCGGCCGCGAGGTCGTTTCGGACCCGTGGGGCGTCCACTGGACGGCAGCGCGTGAGGGCGCGCTTACCCACGGCGAGCATCGTTCATCGACGACGGCACTCACCAGCTACTTCCGACGCGTCCAGCGTGAGGTGCGCGGCGGCGACGAAGACGCCAGTCTCACACGAGCTGCGTCGCTCGCCATCCGTCGCGTCAAGGCGGCCGCCACCGACGAACTCGATACGTTCGTCTGGCTCGCCGTCGCCGAGCGCCTCGCCGAGAAGGGCCACTGGACGGCGTGGATGCTCAACCACTACGTCCCGCGCTGTCCGCACTGCCACTCGGAAGCGAAGTTCCGAGCCGGCGTCCAGATGCACGAAGCAGTATGCGCATCATCGCCCGACCGCCACGGCGCCGTCGACGCTGCAATCGAGGCACGCGTCCGGTCACTCCTCGAAACTGCGTTCGACGACGTTGCTTTCGACGAGGACGACCCGTCGGATCTCGCGCTGTTCTAAGCCCATCTCACCCATGGCTGTCCAGAACCCACCTGCCGAGTTCTCGGCGTACTCAGCATCGATCCACGTCATCCAGCACGCTAAGGGGCTGTCCAAAGGCCCCAACCGACACATCTCGGGGGACATCATCCGCGAATGCATCGAGGACGGGACGCCGCGAAAGGTCAACCGCCACACCTGGCGCTTCGAGACGGACATCGACGGCGTCGAGTTCGCCACAGTCGTCGCGACCGACGAGCACGAGATCGTGACCGCACACCCTGTTTCCGTCGACCACGACGTTGCATCGGACACGGGACGGTGGACGCCGGACGACCTCGCCGACATCGAGGCGGCCATCCGCTACCACGAGCGCAAAGAGCCCTACGACCCATGATGCTGTGTGCCTCGCGCGTCTCCCCAGCGTGTGAGCGCCGACTCCCACTCGACGACGTCGCCTGGCGCGAGCCCGACGGCGCGTGCATCTGTGCCGAGTGTGCCGACGTCCTCGACCTCCCGAACCCATGAGCCGGACAACCTTCACTGTCGACGAGGACCTCGGCGACCGAATTCGTGAGTACAAGCGCTCAGGCGAGACGACAGACGAGTTCTTCGAGCGCATCGAGGCACTCCTATCAGACGGCGAATTCAATCCGAATTCAGACGTTCCGGACGACGTCCTCACCGTCGACCACATCCCTGACATCGCGAACGCCGTTTCGAGGCAGACCACTCGCGACATCAAAGAGACCCTCCGCCGATGAGCTTCGTCTGTAGTGCCCAGACCGACGCCGACTGTGTCGGCGAGGGTCTGTTTAACGCCGCTTACGAGGACGACGCCGGCGAGCCGGTGTGCGTGATGTGCGCTGTCTCGCTTGGTCTCACTGACCGCGACATCTAGCTGAACCTGATACATCCACGCCGACAGTATCGACGTTGACGCCTGCCCTGTCTGACCCCGTTTAAATTATAAGTACCATCTGGACGCCACAGGACGAATTCAATCCATGTCTACTCGCGAACGCAGAGTCACCCTCGCTCTCAAGTGGCACCATCTCGACAATCTCTCAGCGAGAGAGATTCGGGACCGCTTCGAGGAGGAGGGTATCGGCGACTACACTCGGTCGACAATCCGGAACTACCTCAACGAGAAGCCAAAAGACGAGGTTCTCAAGCAAATCGAGAAAAAGCACGCCGACGTCCGGCTGCAATCTGCCGAGCGCTACGAGGAGCTCTACCAGGAGGCCCGTCGTGACCTCGAAACACTTGCTGTCGGCGACGACCCTGTCATTGCGATGGTTCCAAAGATGGAGTTGCACCAAGGCGATGAAGACAAACGCGTCTCAAACTGGACGTTTCTTGCCGAAGACGATCCACGCCGACCCGAGTGGGCAACCGAGCACGACCGACCGATTGCGTTCGTTGACGGTGTCAAACACATCCAGTCTGGCGACGAGTATCCAGCGGGTGCTGATCGTGGTGGGCCACCGGAGTACCGGGAAGCGGTCGTCGGCCTCCGCCGCGACCAACCAGACCTACAGAAACGACAGTTTGCCCGGCGCGAGATGGCTGGGTATCAAGACCAGAAGGTCGAGGTTCTCGGCGGCCCGGACGAACTCAACGTCAACGTCGACGGCGAAGTCGACCACAACCACGGCGTCGACGAGGCCACCCAGGAGATCATCGAAGACCTCGCGGACGACCTCAAAGCGTAGATCAACCGATGACCCCTCTCGCCTTCCACATCGCTGCTCGTTTCGTAAGGGACAGCGCAAGCGCCGGCACTACCGCCGACCAGAAGGCGCGGTTCGGTCGGTATGTGAACGAGCAACCGGCGTTCGCTCGCTCGCAGTATATGCCCGACTTGGTCCGGGACAATATCGTCGACGTCGTCCGCCTCGAGTTCGCACTCACTCCACCCGAGACACCTACTGAACACGACCCCATCCGAAAGCACGCTTACCAAGAGTTCTGGCTCGACGCTCTCGGGAGTGAGCCGTGGGACATCTACTCCATCTCCGAGGACATGGCCGACCGGTTCGACCTCAACCCTGGCTGGGCGTTCAAAACCGCACGGCAGCACCTCAACCAACTCGTTCTCCAAGCACGGATGCGGGGCTACCGCCAACAGCGGCTAGCAGGACGTCGCTTCCGATGGGGTGGCCCCGACCCCGACCACCCAGCGTGCGCGTGGATTCGTGACCAGATCCCCGATGAGGGCTTGCCGTATCACGAAGTGGTCGATCTGATGCAGGAGGCAAAGCGTCGCTTCGTCGAGGACCCACCGGCGTCGACGCACGTCGTCCATGACTGGTGCCGGCACGAACTTCGGGAGGTGCAGTAGATGGCGACGACATCGTCGACACCGGCGGTCACGGAGTCACTGGCGAAGCTCGTACGGGACCGGCCGACGGCCCACCCGCTTAGCTTCTCGATCAAGCATCTGGGAACCGATGGCATCCTCGCCCCGCCCCGCCACCTCCAAGACTGGTACCACCACATCTGGGAGGCTGTTTACGACGACCACGCACCGAAGAACCTCGCGTTGTTCGCACCACGGAACTACGCGAAGACTGTCTCGACAATCGAGGTCGTCCCGGCATGGCTCGCGGTCAACTTCCCGAGCATCCGGATGGCCATCGTCTCCCACAAAAAGGACCACGCCAACAAGCGGGCGAAAACGGCGGTTGCGTCCATCGAGGCGGCGTGTGAGCGCTACGGCGTCGACATCTACGACGAGTCGAAGACGACGATCCAGCTCGACGCCGGCCGCACGAACATCGAGCCGACGCTCGAGCCCGTGTCGATTCGGACCTCTGACACCGGGTCGCACTACGACGTCATCATCTACGACGACATCGCAACGCTCGCGAACCAGACGACGGCGCTTCGAGGAACCATCTCGGAGAACTTCGAGGAGTTCGCCGACAACGTCGCCGCCAAAGAGGGCGCGACGGTCCTCCCGCACAAGTCGATCAACATCGTAATCGGGACGCGCAAGACGCCCGAGGACGTCTACCGCGAGCACATTCTCACGACGAACAATCCCGAGTGGGACGACTTCATCGCCCGGAACGTCTCACGGCCGGGGTGGGCCGCTCGCGTCTGGCGAGCCACGCCCGACTGGCAGGTCATCGAGAACGAGGCGTTCGAAGTCCACGGAACTGACGGCAACGTCTACGAGACCATCCGCGACGTCCCCGCCGAAGTCGAGATCATCGACGACGGTATCCAACCCGCCAACGACACGGAGTTCCGAACCCTGTGGCCCGAGTTCGAGCGCCCCGAGACGGTCCTGACAAAGGTTGTCTCGAAGGCCGGGAGCGCAGGGCTGTGGCGCGCGGAGAACCAACAGAACCCCGAAGCCGCAGTCGGCCGCGTTCTCGACCTCGACTGGCTCCGGTTCGTCGATCCCATCCCACGGGACGACTACGACGCCCTGGAGTGGTACGCTGGCCTCGACTTCGCGAACCCGAACAACCTCGCTGCCGAGCAGCGGGGCGAGACCGACTTCTGGGCGCTGGGCGTCGTCGCGTACGACCGTGAAAACGACCAGCAGTACGCCGTCGACGTCTGGCGTGACCGCGGGTTCATGTGGGAGGAAGCGGCGACCGACTTCGTCGCCGCGAACCTCTCCGGACTCCCAATCGGTGAGCTCTTCGTCGAGAGCAACTTCTCCGGCGAGGAGATTGCAGAGGTCATCGCGGACCCCGAAACGTACGACGACGCCGCCGTCGACGTCCCCTCGTACCGTGTGACGCCGACGGCGTCGAGCGGCGAGAAGGAAGACCGCTTGCACCGCCTCGCGAATCGCTTCCAGCAGGGGAAGATCAAGGTCGCGTCTGAGGAGAACGAGCGCTGGGAGTCGTTCATCCGCGAGGAGTGGCTCCCCTTCCCAGACGCTGCACACGACGACCGCTTCGACGCGCTCGAGATCGCGTCACGCGGCCCAGAGGGGACGGTCGACCACGTCTCCGGAGACGACTTCGAACATCTTGACTGGTGATTACTATGCCTCCACGAACAACGAAACTCGGCGAAGATGAGAACGGCGAGCTGGTCGCAATCGACTGGCCCGACGGCGACGTCGAACAAATGCTCCAATCTCACATCGCTGCGACGCCAGAGTCGTCCGGCGGTCGCTCCGGTCGACGCCAAGGCGATATTGGACCCGCCCCCCGCGTATCCGATACCGGAGGCCTCTGGAGTGCAATCGACCTACAGACGTTCACGTTCAACTCGACGGAACTCGCGACGACGGTCAAGCGCTTCCGCGACGAGATGTACCGGAATCAGTTCCCGGTCCTCATCCCTGCGTTCACGCATCGGTGTACAGCGTGCGAAACGACGTACGGCGAAGAGCGCGACGTTTGTGAAGTCTGTGGAGAAACAGAGTTCGAGACGCCATCACGAGCACAGCGTCAACACCTCGAGGAGCGCTTCGCCTCGGTCAACGAGGACGACCAGTCGTTGGCGTCGCTGATGAAGTACGAGGAGGATTTCCAGTCGTTCTACGGTGTCTCGACGATTCTCGCCCGTCTTCGGTATCAGCACGTTAACCGAGAAACACACGTCGCTGGTCGCCCCGTCACCGCATCGGGGCGGTGGGAAGCAGTCGAGATCGAAGAACTCGTTCACGCCGACCCGCTGCGCGTCCGTCCGGTTGTCGACGAGAACAACCGCCACGGTGGCTGGTGGACGTGCCCTGCCCACCGCGAACAGTACTGGGTGAAAACTGCTCTCACGTTCGAGGACGGCGCTGACCGGCCACTCGAAGTCTGTCCGGAGTGCCACGCCGAACTCGCCGAAGTTGGGTACGTCGAAACCGGCGGTCGCGACGACGATGTCGAGCGCCTCTTTCTCAAGCACGAGGTCATCGACTGGGCACGGCACTTCCCCGTGCTGAACGGTCTTGATGGTCGGTCACCGGTGCTGCCACTCGTCAAGCTGCAGGCGATTCTACAGTGGTCGCGCAACTACGAATTGCAGTACCTCAACCCCCAGAACGACCAGCAACTCCCCGACAAATTCCTCGTCGCCTACGGAAAGAACATCCGCGAGTCGCTGCGGGCATCGCTCCAGGAGGAAGAGAAAAAGAACCCCTGGGAAGAGGGCCGGCTGATGTACGAGGGGAACCCAGACGACGTCAAGCTGGAACTGCTCGACCTCTCGAGCGACGCGGGAATCAACGGCCGCGAACCGATGGTCGAGCGCCTCATGTCGCAGATTCGGGCAATGTTCGGCGTTTCAGACGCCTTTGAGAACGAACTCTCTGACACGGGCGGGCTCAACGCCGAGGGGACACAAGTCGAGATTACAAACTCGGCGGTCGCGAGCGCGCATCAGGACACTATCGACAAGGCCCTCAACACACTCTGCCGACTCATCGAGCGCGTCGAAGGTCACTGCGACTGGGAGCTCGGGTACGTCAACCCCGAAAAAGAGGACGCGTCGCTGTCAGCGCTCGACGTGCTGCAGGGCATCGACCTCGCGCAGCAAACTGGGACGAAAGTGTCGGTCGAAGACGGCCAACTCATCATCCCCGACCAGCAGATCGACCCGGCCGAACCAGCGAGCAACACTGCGCCGGCGGACCCCCCGCCTCCTGATGGAACAATCTCCGGAGACGAATCCGGACTCAACGCCGAACACCCCCGACAGAACACCTCCCGACCAAACTCCTCCCAGTAACCAATGACATCTGACGACACCATTCATCCGATAACGAACAGTTCAATCACTCTCTCAGCACTCGTCCGCGCTCTCGCAGACGACGTTGAGCGGGTCTCGGGTAGCACGGAACTGCAGCAACACGCTCCGACCGAAGGGCGCGTCGCAGAGATCTCTGCAGGAACTCCTCCGTACGACGTCTACATCGGGACCGGCGATGCGTGGGTCGCAGTGGCGTCCGATTTGGGTTTGACCACGGCCATTTCTCGAACGACACCGCAAGACCTCACTGCAGGGGATGCACCCGCACCGGCTGAAAATGGTGTCGAAGCAGTTCATGACGGGACTGGGACGCCGGTAGCAGGCTCGTACGTGTCCGACCCGGCAAACAACCAGTGGGTCGGTGCTGACGACCTCACGACCGGAACCACAATCGCCTACTGATACTCATGCCTCACCCTGACCTTTCAAACACTATCGAGCGTGCTCTCGAAAGCAGCGAGGGCGCCGTCGTCGGCGAAGAGTTCGGCGTCGATATCCACCGCATCATCGCACCTGACGAACCCCACGACTTCGTCCACCCAGTTCTCGCCATCGTCGTCGAGTTCGACAACGGCGCTGTCTTCGCTGACTGGAACATCGACGCGTGGCCGGACGACGAACAACTTGATGCGCCTCATGTGAGCATCTACGGCTCGCTTGATGACCTCGGCCGAGTGACCGAGGGAACGCTCGAACACCTCACGCGGGTGACTGGCCGATGAGCATTCAGGTCCTCAACCACCCGTCCGGCGGAGTCGACTCCAAGGCCGCGGTCGGCGAATCCATCTCGGACACGTCGGGGCGCGTTCGCGACCGACGACTCACACGTGAGGACGTCCCCGACGAGTGGGAGTTCGCTATCTTCGAGGCCGAGAACTTCATAATCGAAGGCCCGGCGTCGGTCGAGATCGTTGACCGGTCGGGTCAACAGATCCAGATGGAGGCCGTACGGGAAGCGCTCGACCGCTTCATGCTGTCCGACCGCGAGCCGGGGATCATCTCCGACAAGCACGACGACGTCCCGGTCGGAGTTCCTCTGTGGGACTGGACAACCGACGACGGCCAGCGCTACCAGACGGTCGTCGACGGCGACACGTTCCAGCTGGTCGCAAACCTCGGCAACGAGACGACGATGAGCAAGCTCGCCCGGCTCCGTTGTCTGAACGGCGACTACGGTGGCTACTCCATCACGGTCTACTCAAATCAAGAGGTCGCGAAGCCGGACGGGACGCGCGTCACCACTGATTGCGACCTACACGCGGTCACCATCGGTCACGAGGATCTCGTCATGAACCCAGCGGCGGACTTCGACGTAGTCGACTTCAAACACGGCGACGTTCTCGAAGCGTCGATCCGTCGTCGTCTCCGGCGACGAAACTCGCTGACTGGTCAGGTCGAGCAGAAGCTCCAAGGTGCGACGTCCACGGACGACGGCCTCTCCTGTGCGGTACTCGACCGCCTTCGTGACTGAGACTACGACAGACTGCAGCCCCCTGATGACCGAGCGCCTGGCCAGGCTCTCGAGGGGGAACGTGGCCATGTTCTACGATGCCATTTTTCCGAAGTAATAGCTCGGTCGACGCCAAAGCCCGGGCCGTTTTGGATGACCTACCGGAGGGTGCCTCGCCGTTCGAGATCCTCCGTGCGGTCGACCAAAAGGCAGGCGACGACGTCGACCCCGACGAAGTTGTACAGAAACTGCGCCAGATAGACGCGACGGTCGACCAGAAGCTCGCCGACATCGACGGCGACGGTGTCGACCAGAAAGAGATGCGCGACGCGGCCGGTGCGGTCGCCTCGCAAACGTCACTCTCCACCGAAGACGCGATGTCTCTACTCTCGGCAACCGTCAACGCCAGCGAGCAGCAAGACTCGTCAGCGCTCGTCGACGCGTTCGACGACGTCCACAGCACCACTGCCGGCGCTGGCGTTGACCAGAACGGTGGAGCGCACGAACCAGATTCGGATGCAGACACGAACACGAACCCTACTCAGATGAGTGACAACCAGCCAAACGGAGGTACCGACATCGACCAAAAACAGACCGACAACGACCAGATGGACCCAATCGACCTCGTCGAAGAAATCGGAGGGTCGGACGCCCGAGACGTCGTCGAGAACTACGCGGAGTCCGTCAACAAGGACGTCCAGGACGCGGCCGCCGAATGGGTCGCTGAGAACGTCCCTGGCGTCACTGTCGAAGGCTACGGCTCGGACAACGGCTCGGACAACGGCGCAGCCAACGCAAACAATGGCACGCCTGCTGACCAGAACGGCCAGACAGCAGCGCCCGACCAGACGAACGTCGACCAGATGCTCGAGGATCTCAACCTCAACGAGCGCGTCGCCGACGCCGTCACGAGCGACGCCGTCATCGACGAGATGGCTGACGCCGTCGCCCCGGCCGTCGCGCAGAAGATGACCGACGACGACGAGCTCGCCGATCAGCTCGTCCAGACTGTCGACCAGAAGGGTGACTTCGCAACAACCGGCCAGACGACGACGCCGGCGCCAGGCAACGAGTCCGAGACTGTCGGCGAGTCTGGCGCGATTACTGGGGGTGAGGGCGAATGAGCGCGGGCGCAAGCGGGCATCCGCTGATGACCTACGGTGGCGGGAATTCTCCCGAGCGCTTCATCGAGTCCAACCTCGTCGGCGACGTCCCGCTCGACTGGGACGGCGGCCTGCTCCAGCGGGCACAGTACGACACCACTGTCGAGGGTCACATCAACTCCATCTTCACGGCGACGCTGTATGCGCAGTACAACGCCGAACACGAGTGGTACAACGCCCTCACGCAGGTTGACCGATTCAACGCCTCGCTCGAAGGCCCGGTCACCGCCAAGGCGTTCCGTGCTGCGACCGACCCAGTCGACCTCCAGACGCACTCTGAGGGCGGATCGGTCTCGTCCGGCCAAACCTTCGGTGTCAAACCCATCGAGTACGACCCGAAGCGCTCCGAAAGCGTCATCGAAGTCTCCGATCTTCAAGAGATTCGTGCGGCCATCGAGGACGCTGTCGGCTTCGAGGAGTTCTGGGCACTCCAACAGGAGCAACTCGACCTCGCTATCGACCGCGACGGAATTGCGTCGGCGGTCTTCCAGGGCGACACTCAGTACGCCGACGAAGACCAGATCACGACGCTCGACCGCGTCATCGCGTCGAGTGACGAGGAAGCCAACGCGGTTGACCCCAACGGGAACACCTACAACGACGGCGATCTCGACTACGGGAACATCGACCGAACCTCGGATACGTTCGCCGACTCGTTCGTCGACCACAACGGTGCGAGCGGCGTTCGGCAACTCACCAACAACCTGTTCAGCTCGTTCCTGAATTCGTTCAACGAGTTCGCCGACGTCGACGTCTACAACGACGTCGCAATCCTCACCGGTCACGACACCGCTGGCGTCCTGTCTGACCTCGCTGCTGAGCGCAACGGCGTGCGCAACGTGGCCGCGATGTCGGACTACCGCTCCGAAAACGTCGGCGATGCGTCGACGATTCGCGGCCTCTCGGGAACCGCCCGGTACCGTGACTACGATGGCATCCCGATCATCGGCAACCAGCACGCCATCAAGCACGGCGACATCTCGTCGATCTTCCTCGTGCCAACCGACACGATCCGTGGCCAGCCGCGACTCTCTATCGAGCAGTTCGCGCAGCCGTACGTCGAGACAGCCGGCCGTGGCCAGTCGCAGGGCTACCTCGCGACCGGCAACTACCGCGATGAAGCGCTGATGCTCCTCCACCACGAGGTCATCAACCGCGACTTCGCGTCCTGTGGTCTGCTCCGCGACCTCTCGGAGTAATCATGACTCGACTGAGCACCCTCATCGCGTAAATCGATGACCAACACCACTACCACCACTACCGAGACCGACGGCGCAGAGACCATTACGGTCACCATCCTCATCGACGGCCACGAGTACATCCGGCAAGTTGAGGGGACGCACTGGGCTCGAGACGACTCTCGAACACTCTACGTCTACGACGGCCCCCAAACCGTCCTCGAAGCTGCTGACCAGCACGTTGTCGAAGTGTTCCGTGAGGATCGCGTCGATACTGTCGGAATGATCGACCGCAGCACCGAGCTCGAACACGGGCAGTCAGACGACGAGGCGCCCGCCTCTACTACCACTACTAGGAGCGACTAATGCCAATCAGCACACTCCCGAGCGCAAAGAAATTCGAAGAGAAAGGCCACGCTGAAGTCGAGTTCGTCGGCTTTCAATATGTGGGCGACCAGTCGACCAAGACCGACCACGACATCCGTCGACGCGTCGGGTACTCCGGTCCTCCAAAGTTCCAACAGGGCCAGGTCTACTTCGCTCTCCTACCGACGTTCCTCGATTCGGACCACGTTGCGAACTCGAACATGGGCGTGCACGCTCTCGAAGCTCGCAACGACTTCGAGGTCATCTACGACGCCGAACGCCTCGCTGAGGCCTTACTCGAACGGAACTACCTCCCACCAGAGGTCTTCTACGAAGGATTCGACCGCTACAAGCGCCGAAAGGTTCTCGAAAAGCTCGACCTGGACGACGCCGGTCGCGTCTTCGCCAAGGACGACGAAGAACCCTATCGCGACCAACTGCGTGCTATCGCAGGCATCGAACGCGATGAGGCCGCAGACGTCTCCCAACAGCGTGCGGACGAGTACGTCTCTCGCTTCTCGCGGTCGGGGGCCTCGGAGATCGTCAAGCTCCTCCGGCAAGACGCCGACGAGATTGACCTCCGAACTGCCGGTCTCACAGACATGGCGAAGTACCTCACGCGATTCGACCCGGCTGTCGTCGAGACAGCTGTGGACGTCGTCGACGGCGAGGCCGATGCGGACGACCTCGACCGAGTGCGTGCTGAGGCAGCAGACAAAAATGAGGACGAGGACGAAGCCGACTCTGACGCCGACAGCGACGGCGAGGAGTAAGCTCCCATGTCGACCGCGCCAGATGACGTCCGGTACGCGAGCGTCGACGCGGTTCTCACCGCTGCGACCGACTCCGACCCGTCGAGTGCCCAACAGTGGGAGCGCGACCGGGCGAAACGCCGGGCGGCCGCCGCGACTGAGACATGGATTAACCAGACAGGGAAAGCGTTCCACGAAGTTCGTGTGGGTAACCCCAGCGACCCACGGACATGGCCAGTCTTCGACGTGCATGACGCCATCTCGTGGTCGCCAGCGACGGTCATCCTCGACGAACAGCCGCTCCCAATCGACGCGGCTCAAAGTGACGCGGTCGAAGTCCGCGACGGCCGCGACTCGTGGGATGACATCACCAGCGAGGAGGGAGATGAGTGGACGCTGGACTACCGTCGCAAGCGCCTCCGTATTCACCGCCGGCGGTTCAGCCGCAAGCCGTGGGACAACCCAAACACTCGATTCTGTCGGCTGACCTACCGGTACGGGCCGATCGACGAAGACGTCACGATCACTGATGGCCTCGTCGAGAACGTTCCGAACGATGTCGCCGAAGCAGTCGCGGCGAGAGCGGCGATGCGCCTGACACTCGATGATAACGCTCAGCGTGGCGTCCCCGACAACGGGCAGCAGACGAGTCGCGGGTCAAAGCGAGCTGCGCTCAAAGAAGAGTGGGAAGAGACAGTCGCCGATTACACCGGCTTCTCGACCCTGTGACGATGGAGCTTGAATCTGACTTCGAGGCTCTTGCAGAGCAGGCACTCCTGGCCAACGTCGCCACCACCCTCCGCGACGAGCATGGCCCACTCCTGAAAGATGCCATCGAAGACAACTTCAAAGCGTACGCCGCCGCGAACGACTACGACATTTCGTTCATCTGGGAAGCCGCTGAAGACCCTGTCGTCAAGCGCTCTCAGCAGTCGGTCCAGCTCCGCATCGAGTGGCCTGGCTTGACAGCGCTCTTCGAATTGGGTGTCGAGCCCCACACGATCACCGGTGATCTGCACTTCTACTGGGAGGCGAAGGACATGTGGATTCAAACCGATTCCGTCAACTGGGGAAGTGAGACCGGCGGCATCCCCGAATCCCGGGCAATCCGAAACGGGATCGAGGACCTCCGTCAGGAGATCCAGCGATGACGCTCGTCGATGACGTCCTCGGATGGATTCAGGCCGACTTTGCGGGCGGTTTTCCCGACAATCTGGAGCGTATCAATCGCGACGACTCGAACAAGCTCGACGGCGGGATTCGGTCCCGGAAGCAGGACCTCGCACGCTCGAACCTCGTCGGCGTCGGCTCGGTTCGAACGAACCCCACCGCTGTCGGGACCGAATACGAACACAAGCAAGACGCGATACTCTCTTGCCGCATCGAAGCACTCCACGAAGACCAGCGCGGCCATATCGCGGACGGCGACGCGTTCGAGGCCCTCGTCCGAAACGTCAGGCTCGCCATTCTCGCCCACCGCAAGTATCCCACAACGTCGACGCCGGCGACGTACCACACAGTTCTCATCGAGAACGAGCGTAACGACTCGAAGAACTACCGCGATTTCTACCAGTACTCGTTTGACATCCGCTTCCGCGGATACGACGACCTCAGCTAACGACCATGATACCAATACACATCGGAGGTGAGCGATGAGCGCCGGCGCCGGTAGCTCGACCGTCGCGTTCACGCCCGAGCCGTCGTTCGGGACCGATCCGGACACGGATACGGCGACGTTCTACCTCCCGTTTAAGAACCCGACCATCGGAGAAGCATCGCTCTCGAACGAACTGCGCCGTCTTCGCGACCCCGACTCGGCCGTGAGCGTTGGCTCGCTCGCTCAGAACTTCGAGGGAGCGCTCAACATCTCGGGTGAACTCTCGACGAACGACTGGCATCAGCTCGTGTTCAACAACGACTCGAACACTGGCTGGGAGCCCGGTCGCATGCCCTCGTCTCGCTGGTACCTCGGCGTCGACTACCTCAACGGCGCGGGAACCGGGACGACCGAACGTGAGCTGGCGATGTGCATCGTCACGAACGCCCAGATCACCTACCAGCAGGGCGGAGCCGTCACCCTCGATCTGACGATGATCTACGGCGACGAACCGGACCTCTCGACGAGCATAACGCCGTCGA